ATTAATGTCACCGCCTACGCCAATCGTATAAGACAATGAGCCGTTACAAGTATGAGTTACTTTGCCAGTGCTTGCAGATAAAAAACGAGAAGCACCCCATGAGCCAAGCATTAGATTTAATGCTTCGAAAGCATCGCTAGACTCATCAGCCGCAGGAGTTTCACTAGAAGATATTGCACCGATTAAGCGCAGCGTGGCGCGAATTAAATCAGCAGTTACCATGCTACACCTACTTAAAAGAATGGCTCATCCTTGAGCCTTTGGAATTACAATTGATGAACTAAACGACAAGCCAACTCTGGATAGAGGGCAGCAGTACCGTAAAGAATGTCAAAGCGTGACTTCCATTCGCCAGTGTCACCATCAAACCAACGAACAAAGCGCATAGAGATATTGCCGAAACGCTCACGGGCAGCCATATCCACGCCTTTTGGAATATCCAAATCGGCACTAACGAAAGTAAACGCATCTTTATGAAACGCTAAGTTTTGGCCATAAGCGGTGGCGGAAGTACCTAAAACAGTGATTGCGGAGTTATCAGCAATACGGTTAGAACAATTCTGATACGCGCCCCCAGCAATAACGCCAGGTGATACAGTCATCGTGATTGCGCCTGTTGTATCAGAAACATCGCTAACAATAACAAACTTCTTCAACACACCCGTGCTAACTTTGGTTTCAGGGTGAACTTCATAACAGCCTGCAAAAGTGATGCTATCACCAGCTTTTAAGCTAGTGCCGCCACTTGTCCAACCATCAGTGATGATTGAAGATGTTGCAACATAAGCATTATCAGCACCAGTCGAACCTTGAGTTGCACCATTTGTTAATGGAGTGCCGCCGTATGTGCCAGTTGTATGCACTGGTATCATTGTGTTCTCGAACACATCAAAACCACCAGTGCGGCCTACCATGCCTTCACGGTATTGGTCATCAATGTTGCTAGAGCTTTGGAATAAGCCTTTGACAGCGTCGCTAAACTCTACACGGCTTGCAGGGTTTAACAAGAAAGTACGGTCAGAGCTAGGAGCTAAGTTTTCGGTTAAACGTTGACCAGCTTGTTGAAACTTTTTGTAATCAATCTGTGTTGAAACTGTACCAACAGTATTGGGAACGGATTTATACATAGACAGCATTGCTTCATATTCAATGATAGAGGCAAGCTGATTCATAGCAGGTTTAAGAAATTGTTGGCTAAAATCATTCAGGCTTAACGTCAATTCAGAATCGCTAATTGTTAAGTCAACGCCTTTGATTGTAGCAACTGGCAAATTCACTTTACGCTCAATCATATTTTGAGCAGAGTAAGTAGAGCCAGTACGAACTGTAAACTTGTTTGGTAAACGTACATCTAAAGACGTACCAATTTTTGCGCCACCGACAGCAAAACGGCTGTCATATTGACGGTTGATTTTGGTTAAAAAGTTAGACTCAGCGTGTAAAATACGCAAAGCCTCGCGTGTAATAATTTGTGGGGTTAAGATGCTATTCGCCATGATTCAATACTCCGATACGCTTCTCAGCGTTTCTGTCTAATTTGATTGTTACGCCACTTTACCCATTCGTCCATATCAGCAGGCGGCGTGCTATTACTTGCGCCACCTGATACAGGCTTAACAGGTGCTGGGGCGGTCGATACCGCTTTGGGTTTTGGTAAATTAGCTCTTGCTGCAACTTCACCAATAGCCATCAATTGCTGATAAGGTGCGAGTGCTGCAATTCGGTAGGCTTCGCTTGGGTCTTTACCCAAAATATACGCAATCTCAGCCCCTTTGGGGTGCTGTGCAACCGCGTCTAAGGCTACCTGAGCAAATGGTACATCAGCAACATTACTAAAAACCTCGTCAAAATCAGGCGCAACACTTCGTGCTTTATCAACTTTCGCCACCCAATCTTGTGCAATCGCTTGCTCTTGGGTCTGTTGAGCGTGTTGTGTTTGTGTCGCTTGTGCCTTCTGATTAAATTTGTACTCTGCTACTGCGTCAACATATTCGTCTAAAGTGTCAAATTGGCTAATATCAGGTGCTTCTTGCTTTGGTGCAAATTGCGCCTTTAATTGCTCTAATTCAGCTTTTAAACGATTACTTTCAGCAATTGCTTCATACTTTTGACGGGTTACTTTATCAATGCGCTTCTTAACGCCTTCGGGTAGGCTGCTTTCGTCATGCTCTTTTTCGGCTTCTTTGGCTTCAACTTCGGGCTGTTCGCTTTCAGTTTCTACCGTTTCAGCCTCAACTGGCTCGACTACTTCGACCTGTGGTGATGAATCCACAGCAACATCAGACTGAGTAGTATTATCACTCATGGGATAGGGTTTCCTTGAATCGGATTTACACGCGCCTCACGGCGACCTAGTTTTGACTGTCTAGTAACAGTGATATAAACATAATCTATAACAGGTATTTAGTCAAATGATTGTTCTTGCTCAACATCGGGCAATTGCAATTGGGACAAGTCACCGCCACCTTGCGCCATCATATCCATAGCCATTTGCTCATCGTTCATTGGCATTTGCTCGTATTGCTCAAATTGCCCCATCATATCATTAGGCATTTGTTGCATATCATCATCTTCTAGCTCAGGCTGTTGCGCGGCATTAGCAAGCATTTGATTAACAATTTGCTGTACATCGTTAGGCGTTAGAGTTGAGTTAGTAGCGGCTAGTTTTGCCATTTCAATTTCAGCTTTAACGTCAATCTCGTACTTCTTGAGGCGTAACTCATCGTCCTTATCATCTTTTTCGGCCTCAAACTCTTGTACCTGCTTAGTAAGCATTTCAATTTGTTGTTTGCCTTGCTCAATCATTGATTCAACTTCGGGTGGTAGCTTTTGTTCCTCATCGTTTTCATCACGCTGTAACTGTGGCGGTAACATTTTTTTCATGCGTTCTGCTATTTGGTCTGCACCATCCCAATCCATAGCCTTAACGATTAAATCGCCTGCAATCCCCATAATCGCAGGATTAACACGCGCAATCTCAACCATACTATTAAGGGCTTCAATACGCTTAGTCGCATAGTTTGCACCTTGAGTCACAGCTAAATCATACTTGCCCACCGACAAATCCATGTTTTTAGGTTTGCCATTTTTTATTGTAACCTGATTGATTTTTTCTAACTTCTTCGCGCCATCTTCGCCCATGACGCTAACAACACGCGCGGCATCATAGATTTTAGGGATTAAATCAATAATAGCGCGGCCTGTGTATTTAATGGCTCTTGATACGTTATCAATAAACGTAAAGTTAGCCGTGTCGCCTTTGCGTTGTTGTGCCAAAATAGCACGCCCTGATTTTTCGTTATCTTGTTCGCCTAATGATGCGCTATAAATGCCAGTTGTGCTTTTCATCTCATCAACACACATTAACGCGGCTTCTGTTGCGCCTTTGTCAACAATGCCCGCGTTAACACGTTGTGGCATTGGTGCGCTAGGGTCATTGTTAAAAACCAAATAAGGCGTATTACTTGTGAGGCTTTCTTGCCACAATGACTCTAGCCCCTCAATTTGTTTAGCAGTAACTAAAATAGGAGCTTTTGGTGCTAATGCTTTTTGCTCAGTGTCAATTGTGCGCCAATAGTTGTACATTCGCTGTGGGTCTTTAGCAAAGCGTACTAAACCGCGTAATGTGCGCTTACCATCAACTAAATCTTCCTTGCCGTTTACGCCAACAATCGGCAAATACTTACCTGCCCAATCGGATTCCTCCAAAATGCCTGCACCGCTTAACATACAGACTTTAACTTTAGTAATAGTCGTTTCGCGCTGATTAACAACATTAAAACCTTGAGGCGGCTTTTGTGTTGTAACTTGAGTATTGCCCTCAAAGTCTTCAACCGCGTAGAGTGTTGCCTTTTCTTCAACTTTGTACCAATGTTCAGCTACCCAAATGTTGTCTTTATCTGCTACCCAATCGCCTTTCATATCCTCAAAACTATAATCAGCTTCTTCGGCTTTTGGCCAACGTGCTTTGTACTCAGTTTTGGTCATCTTAACACGCACAGTCACATGGCGAGCGTCCGAATAATCAGGCAACTGGCTGTT